AAGAGTTAGAATTACTAGAGCAAGCAAAAGTATATCTTAAACAGTATAGTCTTAGAAATGTAGCTGACTGGTTAAGTGAAGAATCTCAAAGGTATATCTCTCATGTGGGTTTAATGAAGAGAATTAAACTTGAACAAAAAAGAAAAAAAGAAGCTTCAACTCAACGCTACTATGCCCAACGGTATAAAGAAGCGTCAGAAAAAGCAAGGAAGCTTGAAGAAGAACGTATCGGTAATACAAGAATCGAGTACAGTATCAGCACAGCCTAGGCCTGAAGAGTTTGAAGTAGAAAAAGCTGAACAGGTAATTTTTCAACCAAACCCTGGACCACAGACAGAATTTCTTTCTGCTTCAGAACAAGAGGTTTTATATGGAGGTGCAGCAGGTGGTGGTAAAAGTTTTGCCATGCTTGCAGATCCAGTACGTTATTTAAACAATCCTGCATTTAGGGGTTTGTTAGTACGTAGGACAACAGAAGAACTAAGAGAACTTATCTCTGTATCTAAACAGTTATATCCAAAAGCAATACCAGGTATAAAGTTTATGGAAAGAGATAAGACTTGGGTAGCACCATCAGGTGCAACACTTTGGTTATCTTATCTAGATAGGGACGATGATGTCACACGTTATCAAGGACAGGCTTTTTCTTGGATTGGTTTTGACGAACTTACACAATGGCCTTCTCCTTACCCTTGGAATTATATGAGGTCACGATTAAGAACTACTCGTGATAGTAATTTAAAATTATACCAAAGAGCTACTACTAACCCAGGAGGGCCAGGACATAGTTGGGTAAAAAAACTTTTTGTTGATCCTTCTCCAATCAATAAACCTTTTTGGGCTACTGATGCAGAAACAGGTCAAACAATAAAATGGCCTAAAGGTCACTCTCGTGAAGGAGAACCTTTATTTAAAAGAAGATTTATACCTGCTACGTTATTTGATAACCCATATTTATCTGATGATGGATTATATGAAGCTAACTTACTTTCATTACCTGAACACCAACGTAAGCAACTGCTTCAAGGTGATTGGGATGTTAATGAAGGATCGGCATTTCCTGAATGGAATAGGAGCATACACGTTGTTAGTCCTTTTAATATACCTGGTAATTGGGTAAAGTTTCGTGCTTGTGACTATGGTTACGGATCTCATACAGGAGTTGTATGGATTGCTGTATCACCATCAGAACAGCTAGTTGTATATAGAGAACTGTATGTAACTAAAGTTATTGCTACTGACTTAGCAGATAGAATAATGGAATTAGAAGAAGGTGAAAACATTAGGTACGGAGTTCTTGACTCTTCTTTGTGGCACAAACGTGGAGATACAGGACCATCATTAGCTGAACAAATGATTATGCGTGGTTGTAGATGGAGACCAGCAGACCGTAGTAAGGGATCTAGAGTAGCAGGTAAAAACGAATTACACAGAAGATTACAAGTAGACGAGTACACTGAAAAACCTAGACTTGTATTTTTTAATAGCTGCACTAATACAGTTGCACAAATGCCAGCATTACCTTTAGATAAAAATAACCCTGAAGATGTAGATACTCATTCTGAAGATCACTTATATGATGCACTTAGGTACGGTGTTATGACAAGACCAAGAAGTAGCTTATTTGATTTTGATCCCTTTGCACAAAAAGATGGATTTCAAATGAGTGACCCAACTTTTGGATATTAAGGAATAAATATGGAAGAAGAAGATACACTAGATAATGAAATGCTATTTGACTCCTCTGAGTCCTCTGCATTAGATGATAATGATAAAGAAGACTACAGTGATCCTTCTGCTGGCAGAATTATAGAATTAGTAAAAAGTTGTTATTCTAAAGCTTCTACAGGTAGAGAAATTGATGAAACTCGTTGGATACAAGCTTATAGAAATTACCGTGGAATCTATGGACCTGATGTACAATTCTCAGGTACTGAAAAATCTCAAGTATTTGTTAAAGTTACTAAGACTAAAGTACTAGCAGCTTATGGTCAGATAGTAGAAGTATTGTTTGGTAATAATAAATTTCCTATTACAGTAGATCCTACTACTTTACCAGAAGGTGTGGCTGAGTCAGTATTTTTTGAAAGTAACCCTGAGCTAGTTAAAGCACAAGAAATTTCCCCAGAAGATAAAAAGCTTCTTCCTGGTGAAACTATGCCACAACTTCAAGAAAGATTAGCTGGTCTACAAAGTAAACTAGAACCTGTAGCAGATAGATTAAAAGAAGGTGCTGGTTCTACTGCAACAGAAATTACTTTTCATCCAGCAGTGGTAGCTTCTAAGAAAATGGAAAAGAAAATTCATGATCAATTAGAAGAGTCTAATGCTAATAAACAATTACGAGTAGCTGCTTTTGAAACTGCATTATTTGGAACTGGTATTATGAAAGGTCCATTTGCTATAGATAAAGAATATCCTAATTGGGATGAAGATGGTGTATACTCACCTACAATTAAAACTATACCACAAACTTCAAGTGTATCTGTATGGGACTTTTACCCAGACCCTGATGCATCTAATATGGATGAAGCAGAGTATGTGGTAGAAAGACATAAAATGTCTCGAAGTCAAATACGGGGTTTAAAACGTAGACCTTTTTTTCGTTCTAACTGTATTGATATGGCAATTTCTATGGGAGAAAATTACACCAAAGAATGGTGGGAACAGGCTATGGAAGATGAAAGCCAAGAAGCTAAAGCCCAAAGATATGAAGTTCTTGAGTTTTGGGGTAATGTAGACATTGAAGTTCTAGAAGGACATGAGGTAGATATACCAGATGATATGAAAGATTTAGATCAAGTAAGCGTAAACATATGGACTTGTAATGGTCAAATACTAAGACTTGTAATGAATCCATTTACTCCTAACTTAATACCATATTATGCAGTACCATATGAAGTAAATCCTTATAGTTTATTTGGTGTAGGTATAGCTGAAAACATGGATGATACTCAAACATTAATGAATGGCTTTATGAGAATGGCTGTTGACAATGCTGCATTATCTGGTAATATGCTAATAGAAGTAGATGAAACTAATCTAACACCTGGTCAAGACTTAAGTGTGTACCCCGGAAAAGTCTTTAGACGCCAAGGGGGTGCACCTGGTCAGGCAATTTTTGGAACTAAATTCCCTAATGTATCTAATGAAAATATGCAGATGTTTGATAAAGCCCGTGTATTGGCTGATGAGTCTACGGGCTTTCCTAGCTTTGCTCATGGTCAAACTGGTGTCCAAGGAGTGGGACGAACCGCTTCTGGTATTAGTATGCTTATGTCTGCTGCTAATGGCAGTATACGTAATGTGGTCAAGAATGTTGATGATTATTTATTAGCACCACTTGGTAAAGCATTCTTTAATTTTAATATGCAATTTGATTACGATACTGAAATTAAAGGTGACTTAGAAGTTAAAGCTCGTGGTACAGAATCATTAATGGCTAATGAAGTTAGATCACAAAGACTAATGCAATTCTTAGGTGTAGTTCAAAATCCAGTACTAGCTCCCTTTGCTAAGATGGATTATATAATACGTGAAATAGCAAAGAGCATGGATCTTGACCCAGATAAATTAGTTAACTCTATGGGTGATGCTGCAATACAAGCAGAAATACTTAAAAAGTTTAAAGAAGAAAATCCACCACCTGAAGCTCCAGCAGGAGCACCTCAACCTGCAGCACAAGGGGCACAACCCCCAGCAGGTGCTCAAGTTCAAGATACTCAAGGATCAGGTGGAGGTCAAATAGGTACAGGTAGTGTACCTACTCCAGGAGAACAAGGCTTCTCAGCTAATACAGGGCAACCTCCAATACAATGAATAAATTAAAAATGTTTGTAAACAATCCAGAACTTTGGGAATCTTTTGTTGAAGAATTAGAAACACGTCTTGAAGCTAATCACAAACAATTAGAACAAATAACAGAAACAGAAGAACTACATAGACTACAAGGCGTAGCAAGAACACTACGAGCTTTTATGAGATTAAGGGATGATGTAAATGGGTGATTACAAGGAACAACTTTACGATACAAAAAGAACTTTTGAAGAAAAAGGGCAAGACTTAGTAGCTTCAGCTTTAAATATAAAAGATCTTTCAGATAAAATTAAAAATTTAGCACGAAATTCTGCTCAAGAAAGAACAAATATGGCTAAATTTTCTGAAGATGCAGTAAGTTTTAAGTTAGGATCTGAGATCCTACCTGATAATCCTAAGATGAATCAAGATGCTTATGAAGATACTTTAAACCATTTATTATTAGGTGCTTATACTACATCAGAGGGTGGTCTTGATTTAGGAAAAAGAGCAGCTAATGCTTTAATAAATTTTAGAGAGGGAGATTATTTTGGCCTCGGTAAAAAAAGTTTAGAAGATAAAATAGATATAAATAATAATAATGTTGGAAAAGCACTTGCTCAATTTCGCATAAGTAAAGCTGGTGGAGGACTTAGGGGAGATGCGTTACAAGAACAACTTCTTGAAGATGCTAAAATGTTAGCTAGTTCTATTTCACCCTTTAATGAAAGAGAAGGTAAAATAATAAGAAAGTCCTTGTATAATGAAAAAAATGGTTTAATGCATCAATTAGAAAATTATTTTAAAGTTTCTGATAGATCTATAAAAAATTTAATGCCTAAACTAAGTACTAGGGGTCGTGATTTAACAGATAAAGAACAAGCGGAAATAATGAAACAAGCATTTAAAAACAAAGGTGGTATGATAGATAATCAAATGGTTAAAGCTTTTGCTATTGGTGGTGAAGTAACAGATCCTATAAGTGGAAATGAAGTACCTGAAGGATCTTTTCCTAATGAAGTAAGAGATGATGTACCTGCAATGTTAAGTGAAGGTGAGTATGTTGTACCTGCTGATGTACTACGTTTTTACGGTTTAAAATTCTTTGAAGACCTTAGAGAAAATGCTAAAATAGAAATAGCAAGAATGTCACAAGAAGGTAGGATAGGTGGAGAACCTGTTGAAGAACCTGAAAGTTTAAGTGATAAAGATGTTATAGTATTAGAACGTATGGTGCGTAATGCAAACAATGGTTCTAAAGGTGACGTAGTAGAAATGGCTAGAGGTGGTTTAATAGATAAATTTGCAAATACAATTAAAATGAATCCTGGTGGTTTAGTATCTTCTAATTTATATTCTGATCCTACTAAAGTAGAT